TGAGGCTTCTCTCATCTCGTCATACACGATCACCAAGACCGATGGTTTTCTGAATCCCCAGTCAATCGCAATCCGTCCCGTCATCGAGGGATCATACTTGAAGTCATCAATCACATGTTTCTCGGGGTCAAACTCAGAATACACCAAACCGCTTGGAGGCTTTGGCTTATTCATGACCATTGCTTCTCGTTCATCAGGAGGGAGAAGCTTTGTCGCCTCAAACCACTCTTCACTCAAGTTGTCTTGATTGACATATGATGAAAAGAAAAGCGGTTGACAATTCGCCTGCTCTGCTAACTTACACCACCAAGCATCGATGACAGGCAGACCAACAAGGATCATGATTGGACTTGGTCCACTTCTCAAACGACCGAGAGCCTTGTGAGCAACCTCGGAAGTCAAGGTCTGACATTCATCGATCATGCAGACACCACTCGTCACATTGAGTCCCTCAAGAGGATTGTGAGTTGCTTCTCTTGTACCTGGTCGATAATACGAACGACACCAAACAGTTGACCCGTTCTCGGTATCTGTCCAAAGTTTATTTGTATGGTTATATGTCCATCCAAGAGGAGCAAGCCACTTCTCGATCTCGGGCATAAGTACAGAGTTATACCTTGGGGTTGTATCAGTCACCATCAATGAGGATGTCCCTGGTCTCATCTTTGACACGAGCAACATTGAGAAGACAAGAGCTGAGGTCTTGCCACTTCCCCAACCGCAACGAGCTGCGATGACTTTTTCTTCTCGTCCTATTGCTTTGATGATTTGGGTTTGTAGCTCATTGGGGTTGATGTCAATCATTTCTTTGGTTTCAATCCTTTTGTAGATAAAGCTTGTTGAACTTTGGTGTAAAGATTGTATCCAAGCAATGANCCCATGAGTTCATCCTTGGTCACTTGGCTCTCGACTTTTAATTGAGGATAACGCTTGACGAATGCCATCTTATGAGCATGAGCAACCTTGATGTCAAGTGTGACAACTTGTTGAATCTCATCCATGATGGTCTTGCGTCGCTTGTCACCTCCCTTGTAATAACTTACAAAGTATTGTTCCATTTGTTTGAATAAGTCATGACTAGGATCTGCCCAAATTGTCGTCCCACTATTCGAGACCTCGGATGTCAATGGATATGAGTATCCATTGCATCCAAGGAATCGACAATCATCTTCACCCGTTGCAGATTCCCAAATGACAGCAGCCATCAAGTCTTTTTTCTTCTTCTCTTGCATGCTTGCTTTATTCAACTTGTCAAGCTTCTCTTTCATCTTTTGACTGATCTTGGGAGTCTTGGGATCTGATCCAGTACTGTCACCTTTCTCGGCTTTGATTGGAAGTTGCAACTGATCTTGTCCATCCTTATCATATGCAAGTTGCTCCTCAAGTTCACGAGTCACTTTGAGCTTGAATAAAAACTTGTACTTCTTGAAGATCTCCTCATCAGAATGTTTGAAGTTCATTTTTTTCTTCAATGCATTGTCAATCAAGTCAGATACTTCTTGAGGCATATTGTCAATAAAGAACTCTCTCACTTCTTTGAGATCGAGGACTTTGGTCTCTTGATCCTTGCTGCCATCTTCCATCATAAGGGTATCACGACCCTCATTTGGAAATACTCCATAGTTTGTCTTTGGATCATACTCAGGAGGGACAACGATGATCTTGATTTGACTCATGACTTCATCTGCAATGATTCCCCATTGTCTTGACGCACGTTTGCCAGTCTCAAGGTTGTACAATTCGTTTTTATATTTTACTGCAATGAATCCGTTGTTATATGAGGATGAATCAAATCTTTTATTCATATTTTGATAAAAATTATAATCCTTAGTTGAAATAGACTTTTTATTGATATAGGTAATAATTTTAAATTCATTAAAATCGATTGTTTGAACTTTTTTAAATCCTAAATACGAAGATTCATAATCAAAACCATGAGCAATATTATACACATATTTTGTTTTTCGAGATAATGCTGTCGAGATAATAGTATTTAGATCATGAAATCTTTTGTTTATGTAATGAGTATACGAAGAATCTGCAAAAATTTTTCCACGAGCATCCTTACACCAGGTTGAATCATGTTGATGCATTCCACAAAAATAAACAATCGTTCCTTGATCTTGAATAATGTTGTATGTTCTTTTCTCAGCATTCCACCACTTGACCCCCTCGAATCCTCCCTCATCTTCATAAGTTGCTTCAAGCTCTTTCAATGATACAACTTGCTTATAAACGAATTCATACTCTCCATCGTCTTGACGTTCATATACAGGGATATGACGTACACCAAATTGTTTGGCTTTCTTGTTATAGCATAACCAAATCATATTTCCGTCTTTTGACTCTTTGGTCCATGAGATGAACACGAGACCATAATGATTAAAGCTTGATGCCGTTGCTTTGATACCAATACCAAAGTTGTCATGATGGCCACCTGAGACCTTCGATGATGAATTATATTTATTGATGTATTGCAAGAGTTCTTTTGCATTCATACCACAACCATTATCAACGACTGACAATCTCTTGAGTCCACCTGGCAAAGTGGCATGATCATTCATTGCAAGGGGACAAGGCTCAACTCGGACACGAGTCGCACCTGCCTCGATTGCGTTCTGAATTGCTTCTCTCAAGAATTGCATTGGTGCGACTTGTCGACCAAAGCGAATCATTGTTGATGATGGTGAGTCATCTTTTATCGGAGTGAATTGACTTCTTTGAATATTCATGTTATTCCTTTTTTATTCATTTTGTTAAAGTGATGTTTAAGCGAAAACATCACATTGTTGATTTTAACGGAGTGAGTGTATCGAGATCACGAATCCAGATACTTGACTAATTCAGAGAGAGCATCAATCATCTTGGTTGGTGCTTTCTTTTTTGATGATGTTTGAAAGCATACCAGCGATCACGTCAGTTCCTGTTTGCTTTGTCACGTTGACATCAAGTTCACGCTTTTGTCCCCAGCGTTGAGGGAATCGTCTTTCAAGGATCCAAGCTTTAGCTCTCCAATCTCCATAAGAACGAATCTCCTCAAGGAGAGCAGCTTCAACATCAGATACAGTTGCATTGACTAATTCTTTGAACTCAGGAATCTCATCCATCCATCTATAATATGTTTGTCTGCTGATGTTGGCAGCATCACAAGCGGTCTCAATGGTGCATGCTTTCCTCAAGTATGTGCAGATAACCATCGCAAGATCATTCGAGTACTTGTATCTCGTGCGTGTATGCGTTGATTGTGTCACATTTGTAACATCTTCTTGATGAGACATGGCCTCTCTCCTTCCAAATTCAGTCAAAAGTTTTGGATCCATTGTATCATTTATCCATTCTTAAATCGATTTGGATCATCTTGTCTCCAAGGAAAAGATGAGGTTGTATCAACAGGATTTGTCTCCCACTTCCAATCACTTTTTGCGGGATCGTTCTCTGTTGTCAATGTTGTGTCCCATGTCCAAGGATCATGGATCTTTGCTTTTGGTGTTGGTTGCTCTGCTTTGACTTTCTTTGTCTCGGGCTTTGTGTGAAACTCAACGCTCTTCATGAGGATTGACCAATCATATCGAGTCTCCCCATTATGCTCATATGAACGACTCTCCATCTTACCATGAATTGAAAGCTTGCAGCCCTTGACAAGTCCTCGACGGCATCGCTCAGCAAGTTCACCAAACGCCACAACTTTGAACCATGTTGTATTCTCTTGACCATTGTAATGTTCTGTGACTGCAACGTTGAGTCTGACCATCGACTTACCTGATTGAGTTTGTTTGAATTCTGGGTCTCGTCCGAGATGTCCACAAATGTCAATGCGATTGTATCCCATATTAGTTCTCCTCAATTCTGTCTTTGAGATAATCTCTTTGGTAACATAATTCTCTTTGCTGCTCTTTGAGTAAATAAATTCGATTCTCAATCAACTTTATCTTTTGAGCAACTGAGATCTCATTGCCTTGGTGAGACTTGATTCCAAGTTCAATGATCTGTCTTGTCGATTCACTTACGGAGATATATTCTTCTCTTGCAAGTTGTCGAATGTATTCAGCTTGATCACTATCAAGACTTACTGATATTTGTGTTTTCATACTTCCTCCTTTGTGTTAATATGTCATTCATTACTTATTAAGTCAATAACTAAGTGAGTTATTATGAAAGAAAACAAAATGAATGGTCTTGGGTTTGTGGATCTTGTCGACCAAATGGGAAACTCGTTGTCAATCGTCAATGCTGCTCGTGTGTCATTTGGCAAACGTCACCAGGGAGAACTCAGACAAAAGGATCGAAAGCTCATCAAATATCTTTGGAGTCATCACCACACGTCTCCCTTTCGTCATGTGACTTTTACATTCCATATCAAGGCACCGATCTTCGTCTTGAGACAATGGCAAAAACATCAAGTTGGATGTGCTTGGAATGAGATCAGCGGGAGATATGTCAAGTTTGATTATGAGATGTATCAACCTCACGAGTGGAGAGAGACTGCTGAGAATGTCAAGCAAGGATCAGGAGGACCATTGTCGAATCAAAGTGAACCTGGTGATCTTTATAAATGGGCCATGCAACATCAATTCTTTATCTATAATCAGTTGCTTGAAATGGGTGTATGTCGTGAACAAGCTCGGCTTGTGTTGCCTGTGTCAACATTCTCAGAATGTTATTGGACCTGCTCTTTGCAAGCACTCATCCACTTCTTGAAGTTGAGACTTGCCAAGGATGCACAAGCTGAGATTCGTTACTATGCGGAGGCCATCAAGTCACTCCTTGAACGTGATGAAGACATGAAGTTCATCCTTGAGGTTTGCTTATGAAGTGGCCAACACATTGGATGAGACATGCCTTGCTCATTGCATCAATGTCACCTTGTCCTCGTGGTAAGGTTGGAGCATTCATCATCGACTCGAACAACAACCCAATATCAGCGGGATTCAATGGTCCACCTCGAAAGTCAGAATCAAAGCTTTGTGGAAGTGGTGATCGATGCTTGAGAGATTGTCAATCAATTCAATCAGGCACACGGACGGAAGTTGGTTGTCATCATGCCGAGCAGAATGCAATCGCAAACGCAGCGAGAAAAGGAGTGAGCTTGGAAGATTGTTGGATGGTTGTCTCTGTCCCTCCATGTATGGCCTGTGCAAAGTTGATTCATCATTGCGGGATCAAGGAGGCTCATGTTTTAGATTGTCAATATTCTCAAGATGGTATAAACTATCTTTTGTTCAATGAGGTTGATGTCTCAGTATTTCAACTATAATGATGGTGTTCGCGTTAAATCATCGATTCATCAATCTCATTGACCCCATACTGAATGTTTGTTGAGAGGTCGTCTTCTATCAGGACCTTTGATCAATATTGGATGTTGGAACATCTCTTGAAGTCTTGAGAGTACTGCATAGTTATCTTCGAACAATGTTTCTTTGAGAGCTTTGGGAAAGATGTTTGTTGTGATGATGACTGCCATTCTGCCAGCTTTCCACCTCTCATAAATCGATCCAATGAACTCAATCGATGTATTGCGAAACCAATCAGAATACTTTTTGACACCTCCACCAAGACCACCAAACTCATCTAGCAGCAGAACATCAACATCATGCAAGAAGTAATCAAGATGACTTGACCCGCTCTTGCGTCCCCAAGAGTTTTTTTCAGCTTCAAAGGTTCGATAATGATGAGCATACTTAACTCGGAATCCATCAGCTGTCTTGTGCTTTGCAATGATATACAAGAGAGTTGATTTGCCGTTGCCAGGTTGACCGTACATCATGAATGAGGGAGGCGATGATTGACCGTCCCAATTCATC